TTGTATCACGATAAATATGTATAACGGATGGACTTGTTGGTATGTTACCTGACGTAAAAACTACGTTACCACCACCAGTTGTTGTATAACCAGTGATGTTGTAGTGTGTACCAGATGATTTTACTACTTCATCTACTTTTACTTTTATGTCAGATTCTTGTATAGAGGGAAAGGTAAACTGCTTAGTCGCATTACCATCCCCAGTATAATCTACGAATGTTGTTGCCATTTATTTAGGTATGTTGAGGATGTTACGGGTTTCTCTTTTCTTTTTCAGTTTCCTAACTCTCTTGAGTCTTTCTTCTTCCATTAACTCTACAGCTTCTTGGTTAGATGTTAACTGTGCCCACGCTCTACGACGTGCCCGTTGAAATAATCTATCTATAATTATATTATGGTAATAATCTCTAGCATCGTACTGAGCACGTTTACCAGCTCTAATATCTGCATACATCTGTTCCATAGATGCTAAAATCTTAGGATCGACTGCTAGTTTATCTAGCTCACGTTCTAAGTTTTGCTCACCTATAAGTCTTTGAAACTCAGATCTAACTCTTGGATTATCAGTTAAATTTGTGCTATCAGGTGCATAGTATGTAGACATACGTAGATCATAACCACTATTAAATAAGAAGTTTCTACCGGGACTTTGATCTAAGCTAAGGCTAATAGGACTAACAGCGTTATAGGCTCTAGTTAAAAAGTCCCAATCTTTTAAGGGTTTACCGTTTAGCATATCATACTTGATAGGTAACTGATTGTTTCCAGCTAAACGTTCTGTAATTAAGTTACGGTTACGTATAGACTGGTCAATACCTGATCCAATTTCACGCATGTATGGTGTAAATAATCTACCCATTTCGTTACGTAAACCAGCAAGAGGTATGATGTTGTTACCTAGTCCAGCCACGATTCTGTCAAACTGACCGGGGCGACCAGCAAATAAGTCAACAAATGACTGTATACCAGCTAAGTATGACTTACTTGTAACAGCTTGTGCAATAACCAACGAGATTTTTTGTAGTTCTGATTCTGTCCACTCTTCACCCATAAGTTCACTTGCATCACCTACGTCAGCGATTGTAGACATAATTAGGTTAAATGGTTCAAAGTTATCATAACCAACACGTACAGCACCTAGCTTTATTGTTCTTGGCTCCCACTTACCATCTATCCACATCTGCCTTTTTGATCTATCTACTGGGCCGTTGCCATTAAGATCACCACGCATCCATGCCATAGCTGCCATAAATGTTACAGCAGAGCCTATAGCTAATCGGCCTGTTTGTAGAGCCTTTGCGTTAGCTAGCTCTTCTGGTGTAAATATACCATACTTAGATACAGACTCTAAGTTATTAGGATTAGCAAATGCAATGTCGTTGAACTCTTTGACTAAGAAGTTAAAACCGGGTGTATACTTACCTGTCAATGCAAGACCGTTTACACCAGTTCTAGCAAACAAAAAGAAAGGTTTAGCTAGTGGTGTAGCTGTAAATACATCGTTTAGACCTTTTGCAAAGCCTGTAAGTTCTTGTGTAAGTGTAACTTCTTTACGTGCAAACGCAGTAGCTTCATCTGATATATTACCAGCAGAGTCAAATACTTGTGAATAAAAATCATCTTCGTATGCTTGCATCAACTTTTTATTAATCTGTGGTGTCTGTATGCCGTTGCCTTGTAGCTCCATAACTCTACGCATGGCTTTTTCACGCATCTTAGCACGGCCAAGAATGTATGCAAAGGCATCGTCAGTTGCTGCCATAATCTTTGTAGAGTATGTCAGAAAGTTACTATCATTTAAGTTACGTGCTATGTTAGCAAGACGAAATGCAGCTGTATCTCCAGCTGTAGCTCTACCACTATCTTCTGCCCATCTACGTATAAGTTCCCAGTTCTGATCGCCACGACTAAACTCAGAATATCTGGTTTTAATTGTAGCTAAATCACCTTTCCAATATGAATTTAGTTTAGTTCTAAATAATGTAAAAGATTCTGGTATAGCTTCTATCATACCATTGACCGCTGCTAGGCTTGATCGTAGTGTAGCTGCGTCACCATCAAATGGATAGCGTACAACAGCACCAAGAGCTGTAGATAATGGTCTTAAAAATGTAGCCGCAGATGTACCCATAATCGCTCTTACAGGAGTCTTAGGGCCACTTAGGACACTATTGGTCATGACACCCTCAAGCTCTCTTATAAGGGCTCCTGTACGGTCAATATCATTTCTGTTTAGTTTACCACCTTTGATAACTGTTCTTGCCCACTGGTCAAAATCTTCTAATGTATTTACGTCATCCATAATAGAAAACGCTTCGATAATTGCATTGACCATATCATCATCTGCATTATCTTTAGAGATTTTAAGTATAGACATAATAGACTCTTTTGCATCAGCTATGTCAGCTTGTACTGCTTCGTCTATAGTTTTCTTTGTTTTCTTACCGGCTGCTAGTGCTCTAAATGAGTCAGACTTAACAAATCTAGCTTTCTTTGTTTGATATAATGCAGTAAGCATAGTATCTACAATCTGTTTAGCTGGCCCGTCTACATCTGTAATATCCACTAAATCAGATATTTCACGTGCAGCTATACCTGTATCTCTAAGTTGTTTCATCAAAGAACCTATAACCAAGTCAGCTATAACTACGTTCTTGGATGTCCATATTTCCTGACCATCTACTACGTCGTTAGTTTCAAACAATTCTTTTAGATATTCTTGTGGTGACATATCAACAGCATTTCTACCCTGAGTAATACGTTGATGTCCTTCAATAGATTCTCTAAATGTAGCAGCAAGTGTTGCTCTATTACCTTTTGCTTTTTCTAGTTCTTTTGCAAACTTGTCACTACTCATCAATGTTTTCATAATGCGTTCTACTGTCGCATCATCTGTAGCACCTTCTTGTGCAATACGCTCACGTTCTAGTGGTCTAGTTACGGAACCAGTAGCACCTTCTTCCTGACCCCACTCCTTACGAGTTCTTGATAGCTGTTCACGAGCTACCTGTGGATCGACCTCGGATGTGTGTGCTCCTTGGTGTGGTTCAGCAAGTGGTGCATTTTTGTCAGCTCTAAACTCAGCTTCTCCTCTACGAAGTTGTGCAACACCAGCTTCTACTGTCTGGTCTTTGATACTTTTATTACGCTTTGCAATCTGATCTACAACTTGAGTGCTACCTTTTTTGAGTGCATATGCCATACCATCAAAGAATAGACCTATGCCCATACCTTCTACAATGTTTTTTACTTTCATTGTAACAGGAGAGTCAGTATCTTTTGTAGATATAATTGTGTCAGCCCAGCCGTATCTATCACGTAACGCTCCTAGTGCGTTCTGTTCATCTGACTCTTTAGATATAAGGTCAGACGCAGCTCCAACAGCCAAACCTCTTACGGCATTAGCTTTTGTTAGTGCTACAAGTCCAGCTGGTATACTTATAATTCCAGTAGCTGCTACACCTTTAGCTGCTAGTATTGTGCCAGCTGCAAGAGATCCAAAATGTACTAGACCTCTTAACTGTTTACCCCACCATGTTTTGGTTTCTATAGGGTTATCATATGAGTCAAACGGTGTCCAATCTGGTTTATATGTACCAGTTGCTTCTCGTTGCTCTTGCATCTCACCTGATAATGCGTCAGCTGTACGCTCAGGAAAGGTTGCGATAGAGGATGCAGTGTCTTGTAAACCACCTGATAGGATGGACTGACCCTCTTTTATAAAAGCCTTAGCACCCCATGTTTCAGAGTCTCTAGGATCTTCTTGTTGTGCTAACGCTTGTTCTTCTTTTTGTGTGGCCTCTTGTTCTACTGCTTGTCTCTGAGCATCTTTCTCTTCGAGTTCTTTTAGATACTCTTCCATCTTGTCAGCAGCAAGATCTAAGCCTTCACGATCTATATAGGAATCAGTCATCTACCTCTTCTAAATGTTCCAGCATCTCTCTTACGTTGATCCTCTGCTATTTGCTGTGCTTGTCTACCTTTCTTAGCTAAACGTTCTTTTTCGATATCACTAATAATTATCTTAGCAACCTCAGCTTCTAGGTTTTGGAACTGTGCAAAGTAGTTTTGTGTCAAGTTAGGAAATACTGTGTTTACAACTTCTTGTTCTTCTTGAGTAAGATTAATAAGCTTACCAAATTCTTTTGTATCATCTGTAATTGCACCACGTATTGCGTTTGATTTACGATTAGCTTTCATAGCCATCAAACTTACAACAGCAAAACTTTGTGCATCTTCATTAAATGGTTTTGTTTTATCTATCAGACCTAACCTATCTAAATCTAGAATCATGTCAGTAGATAGATTATACATTCCAAAATTATCTGACCCAGCTTTTGCTAGATCAACAACTTGACCACCGTCAAGACGATTTAAATTCTGTCTAGCAGAAGTGTTACCGTTACGATTAAATTCAAACTGGTTAGCACTTTGACCACCACGTTTCTCAGATAGCATAGTTAGATACTCTTTGAAGTCCTGTTGCTCGCCTGTACGCATATTACGAAACGCTTTCTGCTCACTAGGAAAGGTCTTCATATCGTTTTCTTTTTTAAAGTCCTGTAGTATCTTAGCATAGGGATCAGCTAACTTAGTCTCAGGATCATATAGACCTAACGTAGTAGCACGATCATAAATAGCTTCTTCTCCACTTAATATTCTAAAGCCACCTTTACCATCAGGCACACGAATACGTAAAGCTTTGTAGTATTGTTTTAGCTCAGAATGTCTACTACCACCACTATCAACGTAATCAAATAGTTGATCTACTGGTTCAGTTTTAAATGCTTCTTTCTTTTTAAATAACTCAGGATTTTTCTTAAGCTCTCTGCGTAATGCAATTACATCACCTACACCAGCATCAGTTAATTTTACTCTTTCCTTTGCTCTTTCTACATACTTGTCATAGTTTTTTTCTAGTTCATCAAGTATAGTATCTCTGTATTGTTCATATGTCTGAGTTCCACGACCTTCAGCCACCTCAAAAAGATCTAAGTTTTTACCATCTGGCCCGATAAACTTTTCTCTAAAATCAGCTTTCATTAATTCTGATACACGCTTATCAAGCCTAGAAAACCTAGTGCTATCTCCTTGATATTCTTCTTCGTCGGTAATAATTGTGTCTATAAGCTTATCTGTTTCAATATGTTTACTTGCATACTTGTCAGCAACTAATACATTCTTATCTCTTGAACCACCTGTATGTGTTTCTTTTAGACCACTTAGTAAGAGTTTTGGTATCTCAGTTTGACCGGGTATGTAGAATGACTGCTGCATAAAGTCATTTATAAGGCCACCTATTTGTGCATCTTCTAGTCCAATGATACCTCTTTTCTTGTTTTCTTGTATTATTGGTATGACATTCTTATTTACAAAATTATTTGACTCTATAATGTTTTGAGCATCTTGATTATTTACAGCATCTTTTTCTACATCTGTAATAATCTTAGATAGTCTGTTAATTCTACCCTGTACTCTCGCAGCAAAAGGTGTACCATCAGTCTGCTGTTCTAGATATGCTTCATAGTTTGCATACTCTTTACCGTTCTGGTCAAAGTATACTAAGTTCTGATACATCTCTCTAGCTTCCATCGGTAGTATCTCACCGTCTTTAACTAGCTGTCCAATACGATCATAGACATAATCTGTTGCTTTCTGTCTATCACGATTAAATCTTTCTTCTGCTACCTGATGTATAACACCGCTGTCTGCATAGAATGTAGAGTCACTTTTTACACCATCTTTGGTAAGTATATTAGCACCCTTAACACTTTCAATAATTCTATTGTCAAGTATATTTTGTTGATCTGTTAAAACCTTTTCTCGTAAGTTTGCACTCCAACCTCTGCGTTGTACTTCTATTTCTTTTAGCAGCTGTGGTGCTACATCTTTAATAAATAAACGTTGGAATCTAGGATCAGTAGGATCTCTACCAGCTTCTAGCTCATTAAATGCAGCAGTTCTAACAAAAGATAGTAATGCTTTTTGTGCTTGTTCTATAAACTCAGCGTTAGTAGTAGAGTCTAAAGTACCGTTACTATTTATAACGTCAACAAGTGCACCTATACGTTCTAAATAGAACTTGTTGTTTTTTCTAAGAGGGCCATCTAGCTCTTCTTCAGAAACGATACCCTGTACTAATTCTAGTTTTTGCTGTTGATCTATGTCATCAAAAAATATACCACCCTTAGCCTTAGCTTCAGATAACTGGTATTCATTTCTTGCTGTGTTAAACTCTTCTTGTGATGATCCAAACGTATCAATAATAGAATCAGTTAGACTTTGACTTATTTCTTCAGCTTCTTTCGCTCTACGCTTTTTTAAAATAGAGCCTACACTGCCTGCAATACTTTCTATTGCTGCAAGTCGCTTATCTAGCTTACTAGCTGCTAACTCTTCGAGTTCGACCATTTGGTCAAAGAACTGTTTTGTGTCTCTGATGTTGTCATCTATCTGCTTATTGACTGATTCAGTCATGTCAGCTTCTGTATTTAAGTAATTAGTGTTACTTATATCAGGAACTTGATCTCGTGGCGTACCAACGACGTTCTGGAATGATGATGTCATAATTACATAAATGGTGATACAATACCAACTACTTGACTAGCTATATTTAGAGCACCTGTTAATCTATCTGTAGGAGGTATCATTACAGGAGCACCATATGCAGCTGGTATACCTAGCTTTTCTCTAGCTCTGGCGTTTGCGGCTTGAAACTTACGTGTAGCCCCTGTTTGAGCATACGCCATGTTTCTACCAAAGTTATTTGCTGTTATATTTTCTATCTCTCCTTGCTGTCTCAGTAAATTTCTGTACTGAGCTTTACCAAATCTGCGACTTCTACCGCCTTCATTTACTTTTTTACCAGCAAAGTATTTGGCAGCAAGTGCTTGGTTTCTAAGACGACCCTTACCTTGAGTATATACAGCTCTAACATAAGCGTCACTAAGGTCACGACTGTAACCTACAACATTTCTATTTTGAGCTCTCTGTAAGCTGGTTTCTTTGTTGAAGAATTGTAGTTTCTTCTGTGCAAACACAGCGTCTTTTTTACGAGCCCGTTGCTTGGCAGCTCTTCTAGCTCCAGCATTAGCGTCTACGCACACGGCAAAATTCTATAAAAGGTATACTATTTGGCCCATGCTCATACTTACGTAAGAACTTGAAGCCTAGAAACTTTAACAATCTAAGATGTGCTTTGTTTCTACTATCAACTATATTCCAAAGGAGAGACTCAGGACGGCTATCGACATACCGTTTGGCCTCTCTTGCGAATGTAATTGGGTATCGGTGTATATCAGGAGTGCAAAGCATCCATATATCACCTTCTTCTCCTACTCCGGCCATGCCAGCAGTCTTGCCGTCAGGCACTGTGAAATACACGTAGGAGCGATTCTGAGTCATTAGAATTGGAAGATCGGTAGGATCTATCCCATGACCCTCTACGACCTCTCTGAGGTCATCTGGACGGAGGTTAGAGGCCACTTCTGTAGCAGCCTCCACTGTGATTGGGTGTATGTAATTAGACACGTTGATAAAATCTAGGTGAATAGTCACCCTCCCAAGATAATGCACGTAGCGTAGCTGGGGCTGGGTGAGAAGATTTGAGTGTTATCTCAACATTTGTGTTCTTTTCGTAGACTGGGACAGTCTTGATAAACTCTTCGAGATATGGAGCATCAGATGCTTCGTACTCGTCGAGCTCGGTTGATTCGTATATTTCTGTGTAATCATTCTTTCCTATACGTTTCAGTGTAGTTTCATAAAGTCCTATCTTACCAAAATGTAGTTTGATTCGATGTAATACTAATGAAGAGTTTACATCTGACTCAGGCTTAGTGCCTGCCATTTTCATTGGATAGAATGTAGGGAACTTTACTTCGTAGTCATAGATATAACCTATTGTAAGGGTTACACCTGACCAATTACCCGGTAAGGTAAAGCTTGTACCTGATACCGTGGCTTTAGCGTACCGACCAACTCGTGCTGATGCGGTGTTTGTGTCAATCACTACCAACTCATAGTTAGGTGTGGTAACTGTATTCAACCAATTGACACCAGAAAAGGTAGTCAGATTCGTAGTTGAGTTAAAGCTGCCGCCGCTAACAGTAGTGTGATTATCCACATGTAATAAGAAGTCGACATTATCTTGTACTATACTAGGATCTTCTGTTGTTTGTACCAATCTTATCTTTTGTAAATAGTAGTCACTATCTAAGAAGTAGTACTCATCATCTATAATAAAATGATATATTACAGGATTGTTTAGTTTCCATTTAAACCATGCTGCTTGCTGCCTTTTATCAGCAACATTTAAATATTTATATCCGTATACTATACAGTCGGTTGCACCATTTTTAGCAAATAAAATGATACCGTTTTCTCTAGAGTTTGTTAGTAAGTCTATACTTTGTGGTAATAATGTAGGTACAATTTTACTCACCTCTACTACTACAGGTTCACCCTCTCTAGCTATGTTTGCCATCTCATTGAAGCGGCTAAACTTACCAGAGTTATCAACATAACCAATAGTTGTACCTAATGAAATAGGTGCAATATCTTTATTATAATTAAATGTAGATATACTACGTAATTTAGCAGTATCAGGATTTAAAACTGTATCATCTGATGCAAGTAGGAATTGTTGGTTTGTGCTAAATACTACCAAACCAGTGTTGATAGCTATACCGTCAAACAATTCTGACGGGAATGTAGATGCAGCAGATATATCAATAGGGTCTGATGATGATATAGTCAAAGCTGACTCACTAAAGAAATCTGGTGTACCTAGTGTACCCGGTCTGGATGTTACTACATTTTCGCCAGATAAGAATACTAATCTATTACGAAAAAATAATACTTTGTTTATACGTTTGTTTACAAAAGATGGTAGTGGATTAGTTAGCTCGTCACCTATTTCTCTGTCAGCATACGTAAACTGTTTGATTGTAAAGGTAGCTACCTCACTAGACGTACCTTGGTTAGCTAGTGCTGTTCTTTGTATAACCAAAGGCATGTTAGTAAGAGTCTTCGGTATACCGGGTTTAGCGCACTCAGACCAAGACCCTGATCCGTCTCTATCATTTTCGCCATCAAATCGTACATAGTAGTCATCTTCATCTGCCATACGAGAGTTAGATACTTTAACTATGTAACCATCTTTACATTGATTTGGTAATCTAGTTACATCGTTTACAGAGCTTTGCATAACTCTCATTAGGTCATCTTCTACTACTTCTACGTTAAAGGGGTTAGCACTAGATAGATACATACCTGTGCCTATAACTGTACCAGTAATACCTGTTGGTAACTCAGCTAGTATACCACCAAGAATAGTATCGGCAGTAACAGCTGTATCAGCGTCAAATGGTGTAGGCTCTGGTCTAACAAGTTTGAGGTTAGCTTTTATCGCTGTGCTCTCGTGATCTTCTACTCTTACAGTATAATCAGCACCTTCCATAGTTACTGTGACTGTGTCACCTGTAGTCCAACCTTCACCACCATGTAGTAAAACTATTTCTACATTATAACTACATCTATAGTTGTTACCACCCGGCCCATTAGAGCTAGCATTATAGTTAGGGCTAACACCTTGCTGGCCTAGAGCAGTTATTCTAAATATAAGATTGGTTTTACTACCACTATCTACACTGAATACACCTGTACCAATACTAGGACAGTGTCCCGTACCATCAGTTTCATCTAGTGTATTACTCTGAACTTTTACACGTGTAGCTCTAGTAAGTGTAGTTGTAGTAGAACTGTTGTATAAATTAAGTCCATACTGCCTTCCGTTTTCTGTACGCAATAGTTCTAAAAATGCGAAGTGAGCGTCTGGTGTAGCATCTGTAGTTCCCGTTGTCCCAACGAGAGTGTTAGCATTAGAAGTATCACGACTATTAACAAAGGTGGTATCGTTAATTGTGAGGAACTGGAGGTTTTCTGGGTCACTTGTTGCTAAATAGTTTTGTATTGCTGTTTGCCCACCTGTGCCATATACTATGGTTTGTGCAGCTCCAGCATTATCTCCGTCAGCTTTCCACATTCTGAGCTGCCCATCTGATGCAACCTGTCCTATGTAAGAGCCTTCGTTATCGTCACGATAGTAATGAAAGTACGCACCACCACTCTGAACATTAGCTAAAGCATCAGTTCCTACTCTTGCTGCACCCGGTCTTTTAAATAGACCTTTGGTTACATCTGGTATTGCGTTAATAGATTCTACTACCTGACCCGGAAATTTTAGGTTGTCAGGCTGTTCTGATATGCCTGCTGAATATTG